CGCCAGTAGGCAACTGTGCCGACGGTGTGTGCTGTTGCGTTGATCGGGATGGTCATTGTCTTGGTGTCCTTTGTGCTGCTGACAGGGACGGTATAAAGTAGGCGGTTGCGGGTTGTCAAGAGGGAAAACGCACTTGGGAGTGGTGTTGGTGTGGTCTCTGGTGTGGTGGTGGTTTTACTGGTCCTGTTTTGGGTGTGGTCCTGTCCCCCTAACGGGAAGGACAGGACCACACCCAAAAAGAACCAGAGCGACAGGGCAGTTTTGATTGACGCAGGACCGTCTTTGTGGGAGTGGTTTAGCGCCAACAGGAAACAGGATCGTCGCTCGTGACAAATGATGAAATGATTGCGGCCAAGAGGAAAGAGGCTAAGCAGTTCAAGGGCGTTTCGTACGAGACAGATCGCAATCAGTTTCGAGCGGATATCTACATCAAAGGGGCGAAGACGCTCGTCGGGCGGTACGAGACGGCGGAAGCCGCTGGCCTGGCCTTCGCGAAGATGCGCGAAGCCAACCCCGTCGAGTCGAAGAAATCGAAGCGCAAGGCGAGCGGCCCGAAACCCTTGGCCAAGACTGACGATAGCATTCACCCTGCGATCATTGTGGCAGATGATGTTGCTGAGCGCTTTGGTCTGGCCAGCGAGACGGCGCCGCTAGCTGAGTTCGCCGCGGCGGTGTGCGCGGAGATCGCGAAGCAGAACTTGCCGTGCCCGATGTCGCTCGATGCGATGCAGACGTGTTTGCATCGGTTCTGGCATCAAGCGCGGTGCTTCGCTTTTGATCCAGACGGCAGAGACGACATCGTTGTGTTCACCGAACGGTCTGAGTTGCTGCCAGCTGGCGCGATACCTAGCGGACGGGCAGGCAAGGCAGCGCGGCAAGAGAATGTACGGGAACACGGCTCGGTCGTAAATGTGGACATGCTCGAAGCTTGTGGCGCGGCGGCGTACGTTTAAAGCCATCGGCTGCGAGCATAGGGCAAAGAGCCGCGGTTCGGACAAACCGGTGCGCACCGCTTCCCGCGCGCGACCTTGCGGCGAACAGCCAGTTCGTGTTAAGCGCCACGCATGGCCACGCAGCTACGCGCACCGACCGCATACGACCGCAGCATCGCCGACGACATCATCACTCGCGTCGGCAACGGCGAGAACACTCGCGCCATCATGCGCACGATCGGTATTAATCATTCGACGCTGTACCGTTGGTTCGCCGCGGATCCCGAGCTATCTGCCCGCTATGAAGAGGCGCGGCTGCAGGGCGCCCACGCGATTGCCAACGAAGCGCTGGCCATCCTGGACGGTGACGACCTGGATGAGATGGTTCCCAGCGAGATCGAAGGCGCCAAGGGCCTGGTGCCTCGCGCGGTCAAGCTGGCAGCGATCGGAGGGGATCCCGTCGCCCGAGCTCGCCTGCGCTTCGAGGGCAGGATGAAGCTCCTGGCCAAGTGGTTCCCCCAGCACTACGGCGACAAGCTCCTTCATGCCGGCCACGACGGTGGGGCGATCAAGAGCGAGACGGCACTGAGCGTCAAGGAACTGGCACAACAATTGCGTGCCCGTGCATCGGGGCTGACGATCGAGGGTGATGCAAAAGAGTTGTTGACAGATGCAAGCGACCGCTTTACTGCTGTGTCTGTCAGCAACGAAAGGGATGACCCATGCCTTACCAGTTCAACAGCGAAGCAGAGGCCAAGGCGGCAATCGCCCGCGCCATCAGCACCGGGCGCTGCACTTCAGGGTACGCAGCGATCCGCTTCGGGGGCGCTACCTACTGGACAGCGCACGTCCGCAACGGTGGCACGGGCTGGTGCCTCTGAGCCAGGAGCGCCACGCTCCGAGCCCTGCGCTCCTGGCTCAGAGCGCAGCGGCGAAGGGCGCGGGACCGTAAGCGCTGGCGCGGCCGGCGGAAAGCGGCGATCGAGGGGGGCGGGGGACCGGGGTGGGGGCTCAGAACGGGGGGCCTCCGGCGAAACGGGTGGGACTCCGGCCCCACAAATTTTTGAGAACGATTCCAACGACTTACCCGCAACCAGCTACTTGCCCACAGCCCGTAACAATCCCCGCCGAAGCACCACCCTTTCCCGAAATTTTTCCGAGAAAAATCAGACAACTAAAAGCGGTAACGAACCCGGGGAGCCGCCGCAGAGCACCACCCCCGAGTTCCCGTCCGACGAGGACTGGGCTCCGGAGGACTACGTGTGACGACCGTGCTTGACCCTTACGCCGGCCTGTCAGAAAAGGCGCGGGAACTGGCCGTCGTGCGCATGCGCAAGACGCTGTCGCGCGAGCCGGATCACCGGACCCACCACAAGGCTACCCGGCAGTATCTGAAGACGCTGGTCGGCAAGCCGGCTCTGCCACCCCTCGAACCACCCAAGCCTGTTCAGACCGAAACCGAGAGGGAGGTACACAGGGCTTGCCGGATGTACGACCGCAAGGCTCGTGTCAGCCCACAGGGGCAAGCGAAGCAGGAGGAAGGGCTCAAGTCCGTGCTGCGGCGCATCCAGGCGGGCACCTGCCCGGTTTGCATGCATCCTATTCTCGGGCTGGGCACCTTTGACCACGTTGTTCCTCTTTCTCGGGGCGGGAAGGACGCCGGTAATCTCATCCTGATGCATGGCGTGTGCAACCAGGAGAAGGCCGACAGGATGCCGACCGGCTGCGAACTGATCTGGCTGGCGATGGTGAACGCCCACCTGGGTGCTCGCTCGACGTGACCCTCCCCGCGCTCTCCGAGGCCGAACTCGCCAGTCTTCCGCCCGAGGCGCTCAGCTTCCTGCGCTGGCAGCTCGAATGGACCTCTACGGCGCGGCCCAACCAGATACCCCCCAGCACCGACTGGACCGAGTGCGGCCTGCTCGCGGGGCGCGGGTTCGGCAAGACCAGGGTCGGGGCCGAGTGGCTCGCACGGGCGATCTACGAGGACCCGAGCACTTACCCGAGCGCGGTGATCTGCCCGACCTACTCGGACGTCAAGTTCACCGCCTACGAGGGCGAGAGCGGACTTCTGAGCGTCATCCCGCCCGACCTGGTCGTCAGCTACAACAAGAGCGATCTGACGATCGAGATGAAGAACCTCGCCGGCGGCGTGTCCATGATCCGTGGGTTCAGCGCCGAGAAGCCCGAACGGCTCAGGGGTCCGCAGCACGCCCGCGGCTGGCTCGACGAGATCGCGGCATGGCTGTACGACGAGGACACCTGGGACATGTACCAGATGGGCCTGCGCCTCGGCGAGGAGCCACAGACCCTGTGGACGACGACGCCCAAGCCCAAGGACCTGATCCGCAAGCTGACCGAGGCGAAGGATGATCGGGTCATCGTCCGTGGCTCGACCTACGACAACCGGGTCAACCTGCCGACCAAGTTCTTCAAGCAGCTCGAGAAGTACGAGGGCACGACCCTCGGGCGGCAGGAGCTGATGGGCGAGCTGATCGACCCGGAGGAGGGCGGCATCGTCAAGCGCTCCCAGTTCCGGCTGTGGCCGCATGACCGGCCGCTGCCCGCCTTCGAGTGGATCATCGTCAGTCTCGACACGGCCTTCACCGAGAAGACCGTCGACAGCAAAACCAAGGACCCCGATGCGACGGCCTGCACGGTCTGGGGGACCTTCCGGCACGAGAAGCGCATGAACGTCCTGCTTTTGGACTGCTGGGAGGACCACCTCGGCTTGCCCGAGCTGATCCGCCGGACCCGCAAGGAGATGGCCCAGCACTACGGCGACGACGCCGACCGGCCTATGATCCAGCCGCTGATCGGCGCCAACCACTCGGCCAGCTTCGGCCGCAAACCCGATATCCTCCTGATCGAAGACAAGGGCAGCGGCATCTCGCTGAGGCAGATGCTCGAGCGCGAGGGCATCATCGCCTTCCCGTACAACCCCGGCCGGGCCGACAAGCTGACCCGCCTGCACGTCGTCTCGCCGGTGTTCGCGCGGAGGCTCGTCTGGCTGCCGGAGAGCGACAACGCCGAGCGCCGCGGCAAGCCGCGCAACTGGTGCGAGCCGATGCTCGCGCAGCTCTGCTCGTTCACGGGTAGTGGGTCTATCAAGCACGACGACTACGTCGACAGCGTGACCCAAACGATGATGTTCTTGATAAATAAGCAGTTTTTGGACGTCTCTTTGCCCCAGCGCGAGCAGAAGGAAAGAGACATCGAGGACCGGGACAAGGGCTTCGAGCGCGAGGCCAAGCGTGGGGCCTATCTGAACCCGTACAGTTGCTGAGAAGGAGACGAACGATGGCTGAGATCAAGACACCGCTGGCGAGGCTGGGGGCGGGCGAGACCTTCACCGCGGGGGAAGATGGCGCGTGGGTCATAACCGAGGCCAACACCCACGCGGACATCCTGCGTTTTGTGGTGGCCGACATAGGCACTGACGCGAGCGTCGTTCTGGCTGGAGTTTTGAGCGACTTGAACCTCGCCAGCGATTAGTTTAAGCACCACCCGACATCAACAGGGGTAATGCCAATGACGCGCATCGGTCTGTTCCACGGCGGCAGCGGCCTGGAGGTCGAGTTCGATGAGACCGAGGCCGGAGAGCGCGTCACCCTTGAAGTCAACGACCAGACCGCCAGCGTCCCGCTCGGCATCCTGTTGGAAGTGCTCGACGCCGCTGGCATCGGCATGGAGGCATCGGCGTAGTGGCCGCCTACACCGACAAGACCGCCAACCGTCCCGTCGAGGCGTGGCTGTTCGACGGCTCGATCGCCTCGGTCCACGAGTTGATGGCCAGCCACCCCGACGTCTGGTGGGAGCGCGGCGCCATCCGGGTCGGCAGGCGGCAGGGGTCCAGCGCCTCGCTGGTCCCGCCTGGCCGCTGGATCGTGCGCGACCCCAAGGACAACTCGCTGTCGGCCTTCGAGGCCGGGCGCTTCGACGAGCGGTTCGAGATGTGGAGGGCCGACGTGTGATGGACGAGACGGTCTTTCAGCTCTTGGTCAAACGAAAAGATGCCTTGGAACTCGGGCTGAAACGATATTTCACCGGGAAGCCGTGCAAGAGGGGCCATGTTGCGGAACGCATAACCAGCAGCAAAGAGTGCATGGGTTGCCTGCCGGAGAAAAACGCCGAGGCGAAGCGTCGACGCCCGAACTGGCACAAAGAGCATTACGCCAAGCTGATGGCGAAAAACCCTAACATTTGGAAAGAAAAATACGCGGCGGATCCGGATTCGCAAAAGGCACGCTGTGCCAAGTGGTACAAAAAGAACAAGCACGTTGCTACCGCGCGGTTGGCGCGTAGACGGGCCGTGTTGCGCAACGCAGCGCCAGGGTGGCTGACGAAAGAAGATCACAAAGCTATCCGCCGCGTGTACAAGCAGGCTGCAGAAATGACGAAGCTGACTGGCATTCCGCACGAGGTGGATCACATATACCCGCTGAAAGGCGAGACAATGTGCGGGCTGCACGTCCCGAGCAACTTGCGGGTTATCACGACCTTCGACAACCGATCCAAAGGCAATCGCCTTAGCCAAGGAGTAGCCGAATGATCGGCGAAGACGAACTCCCGCAAGGCGAAACAGTGACGATCGACGTTGACGATACCGGCGTCACGGATACTGACGATGGCGGGGCGTACGTAAAACTTGACGAACCCGAAGGCCGGCAGCGCTCGGAAGATTTCTACGCGAATTTGAGTCTTGAGATGCCGGAGAGCGAGCTCGACGAACTGAGCACCCGCTTCCTCGACCTGATCACCCAGGACAAGGAGGACCGCAAACAGCGCGATCTCGCCTACGAGATGGGCCTGCGCCGCACCGGCCTCGGCAACGATGCCCCCGGCGGCGCCCAGTTCGACGGCGCGAGCCGCGTCGTCCACCCGATGCTCGTCAGCGCGACGGTCGACTTCGCCGCCCGTCTGATGAAGGAGCTGTTCCCTCCAGGCGGACCGGTCAAGGACCTGATCCCCGGCGATCTGACCCCCGAGAAGGTCAGGAAAGCGCGGCGCAAGGCCGCGATGATGAACTGGCAGCTCACGGTCCAGTCGACCGAGTTCCGCGCCGAGCTGGAGCAGACCCTCACCCAGGTGCCGATGGGCGGCGCGCAGTACCTCAAGCTGGGGTGGGACGAGCCGCGCAACCGTCCGACCGGCCTGTTCGTCGCCATCGACGACATGCTGCTGCCCTACGCCGCGACGAGCTTCTACTCGGCGCAGCGTCGCACCCACGTCCAGTACCTGACCGCCCTCGACTTCCGCCAGCGCATCCGCTCGGGCGACTTCCGCGACGTCGATCTGGCGCCTTCCAGCCTGACCCCCGAGCAGACCGCGGTGGCGCGGGCCAACGACAAGATCGAGGGCCGCGACCCCAGCACCATGAACGTGGACGGCCTGCGCAAGGTCTTCGAGGTTTATGCGCTGTGCTCCTTGTCGGTCGATGTCGCCGGCGTCAGCAACTCGGACCGCGACGAGGACATCGCCCCCTACATCATCACCATCGATGATACCTCGCGCAAGGTGCTCTCCATCTACCGCAACTGGGACGAGTTCGACGACAGCCGCGAGGAGCTGCACTGGTTCGCCGAGTTCCCGTTCGTCCCGTGGCGCGGGGCATACCCGCTCGGACTGCCGCACATGATCGGCACCCTCAGCGGCGCCGCCACCGGCGCCCTGCGCGCCCTGCTCGACTCCGCCCACATCCAGAACACCGCCAGCGGGGTCAAGCTCAAGGGCCTGACCAGAGGCGGCCAGAGCCTCCAGCCGCAGGTCGGCGAGGTCGTCGAGATCGAGGGCGGCATCAACACCGACGACATCCGCAAGCTGTTCATGCCGATGCCGTTCAACCCGCCGTCCCCGATGCTGATGCAACTGCTGACCTTCCTCGTCGACACCAGCAACAACGTCGTGCGCACGACCTTCGAGGACATGGCCGAGCAGCGCAGCGACGCACCGGTCGGCACGACGCTCGCCCGCCTCGAGCAGGCCATGGTCGTCTACCGCGCCATCCACGCCCGGCTGCACGACGGCATGGCGCGGGTTCTGCGCATCCTCCACCGTCTCAACGGCATGTATCTCGACGACGAGAACACCCGTGACGAGGTCGGTGAGGAGCTGGCGACGCGCGCCGACTTCGAAGGGCCGATGGACGTCGTCCCGGTCAGCGACCCCAACATCTTCAGCGAGGCGCAGCGCGTCGCCCAGGCCCAGGCCGTCGCCCAGCGCGCCGATCTCAAGCCGCAGATCTACAACCAGCGCAACGTCGAGGTGCGGATCCTCGAGACGCTCAAGGTGCCGAACCCCGAGCAGCTGTTGATGCCGGCGATCGAGCCCAAGGAGCAGAACGCGGTCAACGAGAACGTCACCGCGACGCTCGGGCGGCCGGTCACGGCCTTCCCTGAGCAGGACCACATCGCCCATCTCCAGACGCACATGGCCTACATGATGAGCCCCGCGTTCGGGATGTCGCCGCTGATCGCGCCGGCCTACCTGCCGGTGATGCTCGGACACATCAAGGAGCACCTCGCCTGGTGGTACGCTTCACAGGTCTTCGAGACCGCCAACCTGGCGATCGACGGCGATATCGGCGACGAGATGAGGAAGCTCAAGGGCGACATCCCGGCGCGCAAGGCGCTCGACCGCATGCTCGCCGAAGCCGGGCTGGTTGCCGTCGAGCAGGGCCAGCAGCAGTTCGGCCAGCTGCCCCAGATCGTCCAGCAGGCGCAGCAACTGCTCCAGCAGCTTGCGCCGCAGCCGCAGGACCCCAAGGCGCTCATCGAGCAGGGCAAGCTCGCGCTCAAGAGTCAGGAGCTGCAGCAGGACGGCAAGCAGAACACCGAGGACAACGAGATCAAGGTCAGGCTGGAAGAGATGCGGCAGGAGGGCGAGGACCGCCGCACCGCCGCCGAGCTGGAGACCAAGGTCGCCACGAACGATGCGGACAATGAAATGGCGGCTAACATCGCTGCCGCCGAGATATCGACTGGTGAGCGGATCGCACAGAGCACAGGGAAGGGATCGAATCCCAATCCGTCGCCGTGAGGGCCGAGCCTGCCCTCCGCGAGGCCCGCGAAAAAGGACTCGTGTTTTACTTCACTGGGCGTCCTTGCAGACGTGGCCATGTGGCAAAACGATGGGTCGCTGGGCGTGGTTGCGTTGCATGCGCGCCGGTTAATCAAAAGAGGCGCTATGATAGCGACCCAGAGTCTTACCTCGAACGCCAACGGCAGTGGCAGAGCGAAAACCGACACGTTACGCGAGGGGCGTCGAAGCGTTGGAAAGAACAAAACCCGCAGAGAAACAAAGAAGGCTGGGACCGCTGGGCCGCACAAAACCGAGATCATCTCGTCGCCACAGCCCGGCAGCGCTACTTGGAAAACAGAGACGAAGTCCTAGCTTACAACAAGGTTTGGAACCGGAAAAACCCAGGCGCGCGAAATGCGCTTACTCGAAAACGAGGCGCAGATAAGCTCCGGGCTGTTCCGCCTTGGTTGACAGAGCAGCACTACGAACAGATCAAGCTCGTCTACGTGGAGGCCCGACGGCTCACTGACGAGACAGGCGTGTCTCACCACGTAGACCACATCTTTCCGTTGCGCGGGCGCAACTGCTCAGGGCTGCACGTTCCTTGGAATTTGCAGATACTGACAGCTTCTGAAAATTCACGTAAAAGGAACAAAGTGCCGGCCGATCGGTGGGCGCTCGCTTTCAAGGAGCATTTTTGATGGCCGAAAAGAACAACGCGACGAGCGGCAGCCCCAGCGGCACGACGCCGAAGCTGAGCGCCGACAACAGCAACCAGCACAAGCGCCTGGCGAGCGGCGACAATGTCGACGCCGGCCAGAGCAGCGCACCGAAGACGCGCTGGTGAACGAGGGCCAGCTGATCGGCCGGCTCAAGGCGCTCAAGGCGAATATCGCCGAGAGCGCCATGACTGCGCCCTCGGGCGACGCCTTCATGTACGGCAAGGCCGTCGGCATGTACGCCGGGGTCGATGCGGCGCTCGGAGCGGTCGAGACGATGCTCGACGAAGAGAAGGAACGGGAGCGCGAGGTATGAGCGAACTGACTGCACGGCGCTGGGACAAAGATGGTGGCAGCCCCAACTCGCACAAAGCGATCGAGGCGCTTGACGTGGCGCGGCACCGTATCGAAACGGGCGAGTGGCTTGCCGATCACGTTATCGTGATAGTGGGGAGCATCGACGGGGACGGTGGCGCGAACACTTCCTTCACACAGGCTGGCAAGCTTGACGCTTACGGCCAACTCGGGTTGCTCGACGTAGCGCGCGATCTTATGAACCAGAAGGCTTGAGGAGCATTTATGGACCTGTGGGTTCCGAACAAGGTTAACTTCCAGTACGACAGCATCGAGGACGCTTTCCCGGCGCTCGACTGCGGCGGTGACCCCTGCGGCGACAGCGCCATCTTCCAGCTGCGAGCACCCAAGACCAAGACCAAGGGCGGCATCATCCTCGCCGAGACGACCAAGGACATCGAGGCGCAGAACACCCAGGTCGCCAAGGTCGTCGCGTTGGGGCCTCTGTGCTTCCGCGATCCCGATAGCCGCGAGATCTGGCCCGAGGGCATGTGGTACGATGTCGGCGAGTTCGTCCGGGTGCCCAAGTTCGGCGGCGACCGCTGGCACATCGAGCACGGCGAGGGCGACGACAAGGTCGAGATCACCTTCGTCCTGTTCCGCGCACGGGATATCCGCCTGCGGATCACCGGTGACCCGCTGATGATGAAGACGTACATTTAACCAAGAGCACAGGAGCGCCAGACATGGCATCTAAGGCCGAAGAACCCATTGTCGAAGACACCGAGGAGCTGATCCCGGTCGACACGCCGCCGGCCGCCGAGTCCGCGGCCAACGACGCCGATGACGACGAGTCCGAAGACGAGGACGACAAGCGCCTCGCGGGCAAGGACGATGCGGAAGAGGACAGCGAGGAAGACGACGGCTTCCGCCTCGCCAAAGACCGCAAGCCCAAGAAAAAGCGTACGTGGGGCGAGAGGCGGGAGCGAGCGCGGCAGGACCGCCAGCGCGACGCACTCGAAAAACAGTTCCTGTTGCAGCAGGTCAACGAACTCAGGCAGCGCCTCGGCCACGTCGAGGGCATCGCGGTATCAAGCAACGAGGCCAATCTCGACCAGCGCATCGCCGAGGCCGACCGCGAGTTCCGCACCGCTACCGCGCTGATGGCCAAGGCGATGGAAGCCGGCAACAGCGAAGACTTCGCGACGGCGATGGACATCCGCGACAGCGCGCGCGACACCGTGCGCTCGCTCCAGTTCACCAAGCAGCAGACTGCGGCGGTTCGCCAGCAGCCGCAACAGCAGCCGGCCGACCCGCGCGTCGAGCATTACAAGAACCGCTGGGTCAGTGATAACTCCGACTGGTACGGCAAGCCGGGCTACGAGGACGACACGCAGATCGCCAACGCGATCGACCAGGCCGTCGCACGCGAGGGATATCAGCCGCACACCGAGGACTACTGGCTGGAGCTCAACCGGCGCCTCTCGTCCCGTCTCGGCGGTGCTGCTCAGTCCGAAGCAGCTCCTCGCCGGCAGCCCCCTCCGCAGGGCCGTACCAGAGAGCACGTACCCCCCGGCGCACGGCAGCGCGAAGTTTACGTGACACCGGAGCGCAAAGCCGCTATGATCGAGGCGGGCTATTGGGAAGACCCGGTAAAACGGGCCAAGATGCTCAAGACGTTCATCGAATACGACAAGAATCAACCGGCTCGCTGAAACAGGAGTGAGACCTTTGACTGAAGATACTTCAGATGGACGGATAAAGCGTGACCTCGGAGTTGTCCGTCGCTCGCGCGCTGCCGTGGACGAGCGTCCTGAGCGCGGCGTGAGCGTTGCAGATCGACTGGAAGCGTTCCGCGAACAGCAGTACAACAACGCACTTCCAGACTTGCCACCAATTCCAGGCTACCACACGATCTGGCTGACCACGACCAACCCCCGCGACTCGATCACGCACCGGCTTTCCCTCGGCTACGAACTCATCAACGCCGATGATTTTCCCGGTTTCTCGTCGGTCACTGTTCGCACGGGCGAGTACGAAGGTTGCATCGGGATCGAGGAGATGATCGCCGCGAAGCTCCCGGACGAACTGTACCAGGGCTACATGAAGATCGCTCACTACGACCGGCCGAAGGAACAGGAAGACATTCTCAACCGAAATATCGAGGCTCTCCGCCACGACGCAGCACGCGACGGCGGAAAGATCATCGATGCCGAGGACGGAGAAGAGAACGGCATGGCGGATCTGCGACGCAGCACCCCCGCCCCGAGGCACTTCAGCTGACGGAGAGGGGTTTTCCTTAACCCACCTTCAAGGTGAACGGCTATGTCTTCGACTTCAGCACCGTTCGGCCTGCGTCCCGCACTTCATCAGAGCGGAGTGGTTCGCCCCTCCGCCTATACGATCATCACGGGATACACGTCGGGCATTCTCCAGAACCAGCCGATCAAGGTCGGCACCAACGGCACCATCGAGGCCGCGGCCATCGGCAATCGGTTCATCGGCACCTTCCAGGGCGTCGAATACACCGATACGCTGGGCAAGCGCATCTACTCCAACCAGTGGATCGCCAACACCGCGGCAACCAACATCGTCGTCTACACGACCGAGGATCCGTACATCACGTATGAAATCCAGTCGAATGCGGCGATCACGGTTGCCATGATCGGCGAACAGTTCGACTTCACGACGATCACGGCCGGCAGCACCACCACGGGGCTGTCTGCACTGATGCTCGACGTCGCGTCGACTGCAGCCAACGCGAGCCTCCGGCTCCTCAATATTTCGCCGTACCCCGACAACGCTGCCGGGGATACTTACGTCATCTGCCAGGTCCAGATCAGCGAACACCAGTTCGTCGCTGATGTGGCTGCCATTTAAGGGAGGACTGAGAAATGGCTTCTCCTATGCGCAGCACGGATTTCCGTGACATCGTGGCCCCGATCCTCAACGAGGAGTTCGACGGCCTCTACGACCAGCGTGACGACGAGTGGGCGATGGTCTTCAAGGAGTTCGAGGGCATCAAGCGCTCGTACCATGAAGAACCGGTGCTCTACGGCATGGGCGCGGCGCCCGAGGTTCCCGACGGCACCGCCTTCACCTACCAGTCGGGCGGCGAGCTGTTCGTCCAGCGCTACGTCTACAAGGTCTACGGCCTTGCGTTCGCGCTCACCAAGGTCCTCGTCGAGGACGGTGATCACATTCGCATCGGCCAGATATACGCTCGCCATCTGGCGCAGTCGCAGATCGAGACCAAGGAACTGCTCGGGGCGAATATCCTCAACCGGGCGTTCACCTCCGGGTACAACGGCGGCGACGGCGTCTCGCTGATCAACACCGCGCACCCGATCGCCACCGGCACGTTCAGCAACCAGCTGTCGACGCCGGCCAACCTGTCGCAGACCTCGCTCGAGCAGATGCTCATCCAGATTCGCAACGCGGTGAACAACACCGGGCTGCGTATCCGCCTGACGCCGAAGAAGATCGTCACCGGTCCTTCCAACGTGTTCCAGGCCGAGGTTCTGCTCAAGTCGGTCCTCCGCACCGGCACGGCCAACAACGACATCAACCCCGTCAAGTCGATGGGTCTGCTGTCCGAAGGGCAGGCCAACCTCTCGCGCATCACCTCGACCACATCGTGGTTCATCGAGACCGACGCGCCCGAGGGCATGAAGCTGGCGATGCGTCGCAAGCTGGAGAAATCGATGGAAGGCGATTGGGAAACTGACAGTATGCGCTACAAATCAAGCGAGCGCTTTAACTTCGGCTGGACGGACCCACGCGGTCTCTACGGAACCGCCGGCGTGTGAGGTAACTGCTTGAAATATCCGCTTTTTCTTGGCGGCCCCCGGTTTTAGCCGGGGGCCGTACTTTTGTGATTGACGCATTCAACTCTTGTAATTACAAGAGTCAGTATGCCGTCACCCAAACCTTTGTCGCTTGAAGCTGTCACCGCCAAATTCCCGGCCGAGACGCTTGCCCGCTACGATTTCAGCGGTGCTGTCTACACCGGCGCGCTCAACCGGATCACAGGCATCCGATGCCCTGAGCACGGGGAGTTTTCGCAGTACCCTTCACAGCTGCGCAAAGGCGGCTCAGGCTGCCCCCGGTGCGGACACGATCTCCGGGGCCAGAACAAGCGCATCACCCAGGACGAAGCCATCTCCAAGGCGGTGGCGCTGCACAACGGTTTCTACAGCTACGAGAAAACGGTCTACACGATCGGCCACGAGAAGATGACCGTGACGTGCCCGCTGCATGGCGATTTCAGCGTGCTGGCGATTAACCACATCTACGGCGGCCGAGGCTGCCCGACGTGCGGCGCGGCCAAGCGTGGGCATCGGTTCACCGGCGCGAATACCGCAGTGAGGTCGGGTCCGGTGATGATCGCCAAGCATGCAGCTAAGTTCGAGGCGCAGGCTCGAGAGGTCCACGGCGACAAGTACGATTATTCACAGGTCGACTACAAAGGCCGGAAGACGCACGTAGCTATTCTGTGCCCCAAGCACGGACCTTTCCAGCAGACCCCGGATCGCCATCTGTCGCGCGAACACGGCTGTCCCGAATGCTCGCACCACCTTTCCAAAGGCGAGGCGCAAATCAAGGCGTTCATGTCGATATTCGCGCAGATTGATTCCCGGCGCAGAGATATCGTCAAGCCGAAAGAGCTCGACATCTACGCGCCTGAGCACGCGCTCGCGGTAGAGTACTGCGGCGAGTACTGGCACGGCGCTGAGACGGCCGAAAAGGAAAAAGACGCAGAAACCCGGCATATCGACAAGATGCGCGCTTGCGAGGCGCGGGGCATTCGTTTGCTTACGGTGTTCGAGAGCGATTGGCTGCGCCGACCACACGCAATCCGGCGGCTCATTCGTAACGCCCTCGGCAAAGGTCGTGGCAAGGTCATGGCTCGTAAGTGCCAGCCGGAGAAGGTTGCGCACGCCGAGGCCGTGGCGTTCTTTGATCGTTACCACCCACAAGGTGGTTCGGGTCACGGCGTGTACTACGGGCTGCGGTACGGCGGAAAGCTGGTTGCGTGCATGCGCTTCACCTTTGGCGGCAACGACCGTGGTCCGAACAAGGAACGTCAGTGGACGCTCAGCCGCTACGCGACGCGCATCTCTGTCGTTGGTGGTGCCTCGCGGCTGTTGAGCGCCTTCGTTGAAGATTTTGATCCGTCACTGATCAAATCGTTCTCTGACAATCGCTACTTCACCGGCGCGATGTACGTACAGCTAGGTTTCGATCTGGATGCCGAGCTACCACCGGAGTATCAAGTCTACCACATCAAAACAGGGCTTTTGCCCAAGGCCGCTTGGCAGCGACGGGAGATACCAGCGCGTATCGCCCAGTTGGGGTCGAAGGAAACCTTCGATCCAGACCCTGAGAAAGACAGCCGGACAGAGACGACGATGACCTACCTGCTCGGGGCTCGGCGCGTCTACGACTGCGGCAAAAAACGCTGGATCTGGCGCAAGAAACCCGCTTGACGTAGCAACCGAACACTTTACAGTCCTACCTGCCAAGAGGAGCCGCACAGAATGACCGTCAGCAACCTTCCCTCCCGAATGAACCTTCAGACCATGGCCCCTGACCCGGACACCTGTCCGCCGACGACAGTCGAAGCGTCGACCGAGCAACACATCGGTAATCTGCCGGGATCGCCCCTTGTTGATCGGTACGAATGCTCGTGCGGCTGGCGGAGCGGCACGTTCTACGACGGTGCGCAACGGGCAAAGATGGAGTGGCTGGAGCATTCTGGTCAACTTGCGCAGCAACAGGCCGTAGCCGATTCCAACTACTGGGCACGCGCGGCCAACCAGAGGGTGGGTCAGCGCTACTCGCAGCAGCAGGCCGCTCAACCAGACCTCAGCCAGCTTGCGTCGGCGCAGGCGTCGGATCAGTTCAACAACGTCCGCGTCTGGGACCTCCCCGATCCGACCCTCCACGGCGCCGAGAAGATGCGGGACGAGGCCGTCGCAGCACTTTGGAAACTGCTTGACAGGACGAGCATCGAGCAGATTCGTTGCGGCGTCGAACTCGCGATCGAGCGTATCGAGGCACTCGACCCTGTGAAGGTCGTCGGATGACCTGGCGTACCCACCTCCTGCCGCAGGAGCGTAAACGGGTCCTCTACATCGAGGCCACTCGCCCCGCGCTCACTCGCGAGTACAGGAAGATAGCAGACCGCTGCCGCAAACGGCTGGCCAAGGAGACGAAGGCATGACCCAGGACCAATCCGTACTCGCGGCCCAGCGCGCCGAGGATCAGGCTCTTTGCGACTGGCTCCGGTTTAGCGATCTGGAAGGTGCCGACGGCGTGGCCACTCGCATCGAGCAGCTCGGCCAAGAGCTCTGCGAGGCATGCCACGATCGCGACCGTTTCCAGGCCGACTGCGAGCGGTTGAGCGCGGAACTTGCCACCCGTCCGCGCATTGCGGTATCAGGCACGCTGCCAATCGAGGACTAGGAGAGACGACATGACCAAAACCCC